GTCGCTGATCATGGTGACCCGGAAACGATCGAACGCATCATGGCGAAAGAACAGGCTCGAACCGAGGCTCAAAACCGTAAGCAGGCATAAAATCTATTCGCCGGACGCTTACCTCAGCACTGAAGTCATCATTCGAAATATCAACCGCCTAGATGAATACCCGAACAACGCTGAACCGCAGAGAAAGAACGGCATTAGCCCGTGGTTTAAAGTTTCTGTGGTTCAAACCTACGAGCGCGGATTTATGGTCTGTCTCAGTATAGGGGAACTAGTGTCTATCGGTGAGGACAAGTGGCGTTATCGGGATTGGTTAAAGGGTGAGAAAGGCGAGAAATTTTGGTGCATCGGTTTTATCCCTTACGAAAATATCTTCGACGTGGATTGGGATGGCGACAAGTATTATAATTATCCGCATATTTTTTGTTATTTTGATCAGATACGCAAACAGCCCTACGAGCGCATCATGCTTTGCCGCGAATGGAAGTTCGACAAGACGTCGCACTTTACCGAAATAGCAAACATTGAGACTGTGCGAAAAGCCAGCAAAAAGTATGGTCTAAAGTACTTTGGCTGAAGCTGCGGCAACAGTTCTACACGACATCCACCAGCGCTCATGCAAGCACCATTGCCTTGTTCTCATCTTGACATTTAGCTTGCTGAATTAACGATTGTCGATTTTCGTAGTTTCGAAAGGGTCGAGCGGCTGCAGCCAGTTGCGGCAATTATGCTATTCCAGCTTTGGCCACTCTCCAGCATTTTAAGAAGTGCTGCATTCCGTGATTTGTTTTCTGGCCTGCCTTTATATTTTCCATCAGCCTTAGCTTTATCAATTCCCTGCTTTTGTCGCCGTCTGCGATCATCGTAATCTTTCCGAGCGATGGCAGCGATCATATCCAGAAGCACGCTATTGATCGCCTCAAACATTCGAAGCGTGAACTCATCCGTATTTTCCGAAGCCATTGACCATGAAGTCGGAAGGTCAAGCGCAACGACGCGAATTTGTTTTATTCTAATTTCTGCCTTCAGCTGTTCCCAGTCGGCAGAGTTCAAACGGCTCAACCGGTCCACCTGCTCAATTAAGAGTACATCGCCGGGTTGGCTATCGGAAAGCAGACGGAATAATTCCGGGCGATCAAGGGAAGCGCCGCTTTCGTTTTCGACATAGAAGGCCGCGATCTTTAAACCACGCTCTTTGGCAAATGCAATCAGATCGTCTTTCGCTCGATTGGCATCTTGATCCTTTGTAGAGGCTCGAAGATAGGCACGTAAAAACATAGAACCACTCAAATGTTCGTTTTAAGTGGTTCTTTTATAATCGGTTCGTTTTGACTTGTAAATCGGAATTATCGAACCAGCGCAGGGCCAGTTCGCCAGAGGTATAACCCCACGCAAATGATTCTGCACAACCACAAATGATACTAGGATTTGTTGGGATTCAATCGCAACAAGATAAAGATGCAAAGACCTATTCGTTTCCTGAAATGCGAAAGCGATTGACGGACAGGTACGAGTATCTTCCAGAGATGATTTTCGTATAAAAATAATTATATCGTTGCCACCGATAATAAGGCGGACCAGAACGCAATCTGATCCACCGAGTTTAGAGGTTAGACGGCAGTTCGCCTTGTTCGGTACACGTAATAGCGACGTCGGGGAGCTGAACTTCGTTTTAATTTCCCTCTAAATTGCTTTTGATAAGGAAAGGTCTTTAAGCCACTTACCTGTGGTACCGTTTTCTTGAGGTCGTACCATGAAGGTTTTCGATACCGGGCTGCGAGTTCCGGATGCCTTTTAGCCCACTTATGGCGATCTCTCGAGGCTTTGAATGCTGCCTTCCGGCGAGCCTTCAGACTTAGAGCGTGACTGACCATCGAGCGTCTACCACGAAACCATCCTTGATATGCGGCGTATTTTTGGAGATTGAAGTAATCGATAGACTTAGGAGTAACGCCTTTAACCAGATAATTTGCGAGGACCTTATCAGAATAGATATTGACCTGACGTATATCTATCGAATGCTTAAAGACGTTGTCTTTTCGCTTTTTCACCCATTTTGGAACTTTACGTTTGAATTCCTTTTCCAGCTCAATTGGAACATGAACCAGCCAATGGACATGGGTAAATCCATGAGGGTTTTCAAAGACAAATAACCAATATGGTTTGCATTTAGGAAGGTTTTTTCTTGAACAGGCATTGGTAAGCCAACGCCTGTAAGATTCTCTTATTTTAATGAATATCTCATCTGCATTTAATTTGAAGCATTTGTCGAATGTTATCGTTACAAATGTGTTCAGATTGTAGCCAATGTATTTTGCATAATCAATGGCATGTAGTATATTTTCTGTACCCTTATGGGTTAAATACTCAGTTCGCACTTAATAAATATTATTACTTTCCTTATCCTTTCAAAATTGACGATATCTAGCCTACATAAACTAAAAATCGCACCGAGGGTTTCTCGGGCTTTTGAGGATTTCCGTATTTGAAATTTTGGATTAAAAAATTGGGCAGATCAGATCGAATTAGATAAACTGTTCGCCTTCAGAAACAACCCAACATCGACATCGCTTAAAGGACTACCAAGGAGCTGAATTCCGATCCTTGTAATCTTTGGCAAATTTCCATGCTTCTTTGAAGAGATCGAACTCTCTTTTAAGATCATGTTGTCGGGCAAATTCACCGAGTTCTTTTACGGTGTTGAGATATTCATCGATATCTACGTTACTGAAGTCTATCCTTATCAATCATGAGGAACCCTGCACCCTTAACGAATGCGACCTGTTGAAATTAATTAAAAAATATAGATCGACAAGAAAAACCTTATCGATCTATATTTTCAAAAATACATGAATTACATCCAGAAGTCAAGCGTTATTTGAAGTCATTCTCGAGGTTTTTCAAGAATTTCTGGGTGGTTTGCAAATAATGGCCTTTCCCATAACGGGCGGTCATTGTTTTGAACTTATGACCCATGAGTCTGCTCTGCAATTCTTCTGGAACGTTGTGTTCCCGCATTCTATCGGCAAACAGATGTCTCAAGCCACGCGGTGAATGATCATCGCTTTCATTCAGATTATTCTCATTCAGGAATTTGCGAATGGCGTTCGAAGCGTTATCCGGCCCGTTAGGGTCTGCATAGCGCGTGAAACCTTTTGGGAATTCCTGAAAGGCTTTCAACGCCAGTCCGACGAGGGGAATAATGCGTTTGCGAAACTTGGTCTTGGTTCCCCGCGTTTTGTTAACCCGTATGATTATGTGCGGGACTGCATGATTGAGCTTGATGTCGGTATTTGGATCAAGCCCGCATAGCTCTTTGTATCCACATCCTGTATCGATCATCGCGAAGAGCAAAGCGCGTGCGCAGTCATTCATGCTTTCAAAGGGATTGCCAGTGAGCCAGCGCCTTTTGATGAATTCTGTTGAATAGACGCTCGTATTCGATTCATCATCGTCCTCGTCAAAGTTCAATTTGTCGAAGACTGTCCCATCATTGAGGTCATGCTCCTTGTTAAAGCCGGATAACAGCGTGCGAATATGCATGAGGTATTTGTTCGCTGTGTTTTCGACAATTTTCCCATCACTTATTTTCTTTTTCAAGAATGCATGAAAGCTTTTGGCATCGTCACGTGTGAGCTCAGACACCAGTTTATCGGTCCCGATATGATCGATCAAAGTTTTGATCGCCAACCTTCGTGGATTAAGATGCTTGCGGCGTGAGTTGTCGTCGAGCTTGTTTAGTCGGTAGTCTTCCCGAGCTTCATAGAGCTCAACAAGCTTGGACAGATGAGTATCGCGTTCCGAGGCATTGAAGAATGACTTGAAAAGGAACGGGTCCTTGCTCTTGGTTTTGCGCCATTCAGATGCAGTTTTGAAGAGAAGGTTGGGGCTTTGCGATGACTTTGCTCAAATCAATGAGTTGATGGCCTCTTGAGGCCGCTTGAGCCGCAAAAGCCTCGAACAAAATCGCTTCTTTTGTTGAGACGCCGTCCTGTAACCCGCAATATCATATGGCACTACCGGGATAGTCCGGGATTAAGTGGGATTGTTTGGGAAGCTGCCAAAAGCTGCGATTTATCAACGTTTTAAAGCGGAAAAGCAGCATGTCGGTACTGCATTGTCCAAAATAGCCGTGCAATATCGCTTGGCACAAAACCGAGCGAGCACGGAAATCGCGTGAAACCTAACCCTTTGAAAAACAAGAAACTGGATGCTTAAGGTGGGAAGAAAAAGTGGCACTAAATTCCTCTCTTCCCACCTTGTTTTAATTCAATGATTTCAATGCTGTAAATAAACGAGGCAGTTTAACGACCGCCTCAAGGTGGGAAATTTCAAATCGCCGCAACACCCATTAAAGCCCCTTTAACGGACGATCATCAGGCGGTGTTCCGGCCTTCCTCTCGGTTCCGGGATTGCTCCTGCAGCTTGCGTTTGAACAACAGGCTCAGCCGGGGAAGCGTCGCCTCGACCTCCTCCATATCGTCGATGTTGTTAACAAGCGTTAGAAGCTCATTATAGAGGTCGGCCGCATCTTCGGTGATGGTTTCACCGTGCATGCCGCCGCCTATTTCCTTGCGCGCCTCGCGAGCAAGCCGCGCCAGTTTGTGCATTAGCTGCTTATTGACAATCCTGCTGCGGGCCGGAGCTTTTGCCGGATCGGCGAACATCTCGCCATGCCCGGTAATTAGCCATGTTAGATTGATGCCAAATCGCTCGTGGTACATCGCCATAAAGGACGAATCGGGTTCCCTGACACCTCGTTCGTATCCACCAAGCGTTTCTAACGGCAAACCCAATAACTCTGCAAAAGGTGCTCGAGTTTCATAGCCGAGCGCCTTCCGTGCATCCGTAAGCCTTTGACCTAAAGGCGTTTTTATCTTCTCTGGTCGCGCCATGTCGAATAGTTCGTTTTGCGGTTTACAAAACCGCAAAACGAACTTAATGTCCTTTATGCGTAACGCGATTGCGTTGCGCTGTTGCGTTTCAAGTTCCAACAAAAGGCAGGTTGTTCCAGCAACCTGCCAATCATCCGGAGGCGTCCAGTGACCCGAAAGTCATGGGATAACATCGAAATCAAGCGAGCGCTTGAACGTGCCGGTTGGACCCTGACGGGCCTGGCAGAATTCAAAGGGCTCAACCCCAACAATTTCCGTGCTGTCTGGTCGCGTACGAACAGACCTGCACAGGAAGCGATCGCCGAAATTCTCGGCGAACGTGTCGAGGATCTATTTCCGACGCGTTACCCCATTCGGAAGTCTCGAATCCTTTCTATCGAAAATGAGCAGGCAATTGCGAGTCAAAAAGCGACGCGCTCTTCTGACAGGGTTGCAGCGTAATGACCCGTTTCTTGTCAAAACTCGTCCGCGTTTCTGACAACGCTAGTTTTCACCATGCCCTGTTTTTCTGGACAGTCGTCGCTTTCATCCTGGGCGTCACGTTCTCTGCCCAGGTTGCTGCAATCGTCATCATGATCGTGAGGGCGGGATGATGTCTCCTTTGTCACTCACAATCATATCCGGTCTTGCCGGTGGCTTGATGGGGGCTGGTGTCTTGGCGGTTATCGATTCCGCCTTTGTCCGCCGCCATCACATGAAGCGGCGCGCTGCATTACGGGCTGAAGCCAATCCTTGCGGAAAGGGCCTGAAAGAGGCTGAAGAATATTCCGGCGCCGCCCCCACCTGTAAATATTGCCATGGGCGCGAAGGACAGTTCGTCCGCATCCCGATGAACCGGACACGTGGCTAATGCGTAGTGTTTTCGCCAGTCGGTTCATCGGGAATGTCCTCGTTGGCATCGTCGTTTTGGGACAGCCTTTCCCAGAGGGCTTCCAATCGATAGTACGCCGTTTCGGTGTCATCATGAACGATCGTGCCGAAGTTCATCCCATCATTGAACTGTCCTGCGCTGATGTTCGCTGCGGCAAGCTGCACAGCAAGTTCAAACAGCTTCTCTTTCGTCATCCAATCGTCTCCTCGTGCCCATCCTACGGGGTGATGCTAGGTGCCGGACGGCGTTCCCGCGCCGTCCGGCACCGCCAAGGTATCAAGATTCATCAAAACACCAACCGATTTCAAAGATCGCGCCGATCCCCCTGGCGCGGTGAGCGCACCTGTCATTTCAGCCCCCGCCCTATGACGGGTGCGCGCTTCATCTCCATGTCCATCAACCTCCATTCAAGACGAGCATTCGCATGACTGTTCCATATGAATTCAAACGCATACCGCTTTATCTGATCGACATTCCTGAAGGTCGCATTCGCCGTCAGCGCGCCGAGCGCGTCGAAACGCTGGCGAAAGACATTGCCGTTCAGGGCCAGTTGCAGCCGATCGTTGTTGTCGAAAACGAAGATGGGCGTTTCAGCCTTGATGACGGTGCGCTGCGCGTTGCTGCCTTGCGCCAAAACAAGGCCGACGAGATTGATGCGCGTGTCACGCCGATCGCATGGCTGAAGCCGCAGGAACGTCGCCTGCGCGAGATCATGATCAACCTCAACCGCGAGCCATATACTGCGCTGGAGGAAGGTGAAGCACTCGCCGAACTGAAAGAGGTTTATGAGGCGCTTTACCCCGATACCCGAAAGGGTGTTGCAGGTGGTAAGGCTCGTCAGAAATCAGCAACGGAAATTTTTTCCTTTGCTGCCGCAGCAGCTGAGGCAACCGGCTTATCCGACCGCGCAATCCGCATGGCCGTCGCCATGGTCAACGGATTGTCTGAAGATACCAAGCAGCGCGTTCGCGGCACGAGCGTTGAGCGCAAAGCCCTCGATCTGCGCAATCTTGCCGTTATGCCGCATGAATTGCAAAGCAAGGCGCTTGATCTCCTTTTCAGTGAACCACCGCAGGCCGGTTCAGTAGCAGAGGCATTGGTGCTTGCTGAAGGTCGCAAGCCTGAAAACCCGGTCGAGAAGGCTTTCCGCAGTTTCAGCGATACCTGGACGCGGTTTGAAGTGCGCTATCGGCGCAATTTCATCAGGGCGCATAAAGATGAAATCCTCTCCATCCTGGCTGAGGAAGGCGCTCTCTGATGGTGAAGCTGCGGGGCGATAGCCTGACGGGCGATCTGCTGGCATGGGAACCGCCGAAGGTCGCGGCCGGGTTTGAACCCGGCGCGATCCGTGGCAACCGCCTTGCCTCACAGATCAGTCAGGCCGTCTCCCTGGCACTGAAATCATCCAGCATGTCCCGCGCTGAGATCGCCGCCGCCATGTCGATCGAGCTTGGCTATCAAATCTCGGAGAACATGCTGGCGAACTATGCGTCGGAAGGTGCCGAGACCCATCGTATCACGCTCGAACGCTTCATCGCGCTGATCGAAGTCACCGGCTGCATTGATCTGCTCGGCTTCGTCGCCGGTCGTTTCGGGCAAGTCGTTGTCGATCGGAAGTACCAGGCGCTGATCAACGTGCATCTGGCCGATGAGGCCGAGCAGAAAATCCAGAAATTCAAAGCGGCGGAAAAGGCCAAGTGGGGAGCCATCTGACCATGAATATTCACGCTCCAATGTCCGTTCAAATGTGGTTTACGGCACAGGAAATGGCCGATGCGGCAAGGGATGGCCTATTGCCCGGGCTGCCGGAAAGCAAACGCGGCATTAACGATCTTGCCGATCGCGAAAAATGGTCACGCTATCATGCACTTGTACGCCCGCGTGGCGGTCGCGAGGGCGGCGGCGGCTTTGAGTATCATATCGACGTGCTGCCTTTGGATGTGCGCCTTTGCTATCTTCAGCGCTTTATCAAGGTTGACGACGATGATCTGAGGATTTCTGGCGCTGTTGACGCCAATCTGAGCGAAAGAGCGCGCCAGGAGCGCGGCGCTCGGATTATCACAGTGCGACTTGCCGACCGATACAAGCGCCTGAATGGAATGACCGTTCTGGCTTCTGATCACTTGTTCGTCCAAGCTTTCAATCGCGGCAAGGTTCAGGACCTGCCCGATTGGGTTGGTGAAACCATCGGCAAGCTTTCCGTGCGCAGTCTTCAGAGGTGGCGCAGCAAAGCGCGGGATAATGATGGTCTGACACTTGCGCATGACCCTGCGGACGCACGTAAAGGCACCAGCCTCCTTGAAACTGCAAACCAAGGTGAGGTGCGTCGTCATATTCTAGCATGGATCGCCGACGCGCCATCGATGTCGGCGAAGGTCATTCGCGATCAGGTCGAATACCAGTTTGGACGCGAACTTGTCGATCGGGATGGCAGTTTGAAGCCATTGCCGGAAGTCCGGATGTTTCAGTATTTCATATCGCGGCTGCGCGAAACCGAGAAAGCGGCAATTCTGGCCTATTCCAATCCAGATGCTTTCCGTTCACGCATGAAGCTGGTTGGTACTGGCGCCTATCGGTACGTCACACGCATGAACCAGATGTGGATGATTGACGCATCGCCGGTTGACGCGCTCTGCGTCGATGGTCGCTGGTCCATGTATGCCTGCATCGATGTCGCAACACGCCGCTTCATCATCACATTCTCGAAAACTCCACGTGCTGAAGCTGTCGGCCTGTTGATCCGCCGCGCCATTCTCGAATGGGGCGTGCCGGAAGTCATCAAAACCGATAACGGCTCTGATTTCGTCGCGGCTGCAACCATGCGCCTTCTATCCGATCTCGATATCAAACCGGACACTTCACACGCCTATAGCCCTGCAGAAAAAGGGCTTGTCGAGCGGGCCATCAAAACATTTCAGCACGAAGTTGCCCCGCAGCTTCCAGGCTACATCGGTCACAACGTTGCCGAGCGGAAGGCGATCGAGAGCAAAAAGAGTTTCGCGCAGCGACTGGGGGCTGATGAGCGCGATCTGTTCGAAGTCACCATGACGATTGAGGAGCTGCGTTCCTACACCGACGACTGGCTTACCTACATCTATAATGAGAACAGGCATTCTGGTCTCAAGGGCATTTCTCCGAATGAAGCTGCCCTTCGATCCACCGAGCCAGTCCGGCGCGTCGATCAACGAGCGCTTGATGCCTTGTTGATGCCAATTGCTGGTAACAATGGAATACGCAAGGTCGGGCATCAGGGCATCCGTATCGATAACCTGTTCTATCTGCCGAAAGCCATCATGGTCGGCACAGAGGTTTTCTGTCGTCATCATCCGGATGATCTCGGCCAGATTTACGTCTACACGCCTGACGGTCGCCAGTTTCTGGACACGGCCATCTGTCCGGAGATATCCGGTGTCAACCCTGCCGAGTTCGCAAAAGCTCGCATGGATGCGGTCAATTCCCTCGTCAAAGACCGCCTGAAGGAGATCAAGGCGGAAGTCCGCCAGATCAAAAAAGGACCTGCTGCCATTGCCCGCTCCATAGAGGTTGCCAAGAAGCGGGTAACTGAGCGGTTGGCCGAAAGTGCGAACGTCATCCAGTTGCCGAAGCGCGAGGAGCAGCACTCGACGCCAGCAATATCTGCGGCAGTAGATGCCGTTACCTTGCCGCAGACGGCACACCAGCCAAAGCCATTGAATGAAAAGGCAGCAGCCATTCATGAGGCTCTGCAGCGCGAAGCTGAAGGTCGGCGGGAAACCAAGATTGTACATCTCGACCCTGACGCAAGCCTAAAGCCAGCGGCCCGTCGCTTCAAATGGGCGATGGATCTGGAGGCGCGCATTGCTGGAGGCGAGGAACTGGACGCGGAGAGCGCGGTGCAACTGGTTCGATATCAGGCCACCGCCCAGTACCAGACCAACAAAGACATGATGAAGATTTTCGGGCTGGAGAAAGCGCTTTTGACAGCCGTCTGAAAAGAAAAGGCCCCGTTAGCGGCGGGGCCAGTGAAGTCATTGCCATTACGTGTGAGGAAATCCATGACACCATTAAATGAAATTGTCAATGAAGCGGGCACTGCGCCGATCAAGAACGTTGCGCTGTGTCTGGCGCTGGCCCGTTCGCTGCAGAACCGCCATCCGTCGCAGCCGAACCTTGGTGTTTTTGCCGGTTTCTCGGGATACGGCAAAAGCAAGGCGGCGGTATTTGCGCAAAGCGGCACCAATGCCGTCTTGATTGAGGTTTCCGATACCTGGACGAAGAAGACCCTTCTGCAGAAAATCCTTTCCGAACTTGGGCAACCTCATGCCAAGGGCACGCTCGCCGATCTGGAAGAAGAGATCATCGGCACACTCGCCCGCGATCCGCACCGTCCCCTGATCATCGACGAAGCTGACAAGCTTGCCGACAAAAACATGATCGAAATGATGCGCATGATCGCCAAGAAGTCGAATGTGCCCGTCATGCTGATTGGCGAAGAATTGCTGCCGAAGAAGCTGGAGCGTATCGATCGTTTCCGCGATCTGGTTCTGGAATGGGTCTATGCACAGCCCTGCGATCTGGACGATACGCGCTCTCTCGCACGTGCTTATTATCCGACGGTTACAATCGCAGATGAACTTCTGGATCACGTGCGAGAGCAGGCAAAGGGCCGTGCCCGTCAGATATGCAACAGCCTCCACGCCATTGCCAACGCTGCCAATGTCGGCGGTCTCACGCACATCAGTCTGAAAGAATATCGCAGCCAGGACGGATATTTTGCGTCTGATAAGGTTCCTGTCCGCCGCGAACAGGAGGCCGCGTAATGTCGATCGTCCTGAAACTTACCGCTGCCAAGGATCGTCCGCCGATGCGTGGTTTCGATCACTACTGGAATGTGATCATGGATTGCGCGATGGCCGAGAAGACTTTTTCAGCCTGCGAGATACTTGATCGCTCCAATGCCCGCATGTCCGACATCAATGATTTCCTGCGCCGATTGCTGAAGGCCGGAATAATTGAAATGACCAACGATATTGGTGAACGGAATGAGGCTTTCTATCGCGTTTTGGTCAGACAATCTGCAACGCCGAAAGTTCGCCGCGACGGCACCATCGTCGATGGGATGACGAAACAGCAGGCAATCTGGAACTATATGCGTTCCGAAGCCGGACGCCTCGGCTTCACCGCGCAGGATATCACGGTCTGGCAGCGCGCTGGCGATACGCCAATCGATATCGATGCCGTCAAATCCTACATCAAATTCCTGCACAAGGCTGGATACCTGCTGGAGGTTCAGAAAGGTCGTCCGGGCAAGCTCGGCGTCTATCGCCTGCAGCATCATATGAACACCGGCCCCAAGCCGCCGATGATCCTGCGCATCAAGGCTGTATTCGACCAAAACCGGCATGAAATTGTCGGCCCTGCTGAAGCGCAGGAGGTCCAGCCGTGACCATCGTAAAGCTAACCAATATCGAGAAGGCACGCGCTGCCTGGGGCAACGTTATTCCTGACTGGATCGTCATTCTGGCTGAAGCCTGTGATCAGGAAAGCCAGTCAGCGATTTCCCGCAAAGTTGGGTATTCGGCCTCTGCCGTCAGCCAGGTTCTCTCCAATAGCTATCAGAACGGCGATATCGGCCGTGTCGAACTGGCCGTGCGTGGTGCGTTGATGGCGGAGACTGTTCGCTGTCCGGCGCTCGGCGACATTGCCCGCAATGTCTGCATCTCCTGGCAGCGAAAACCTTTCAGCACCGCAAACGCTCACAATGTCCGGATGTTTCATGAATGCCGGTCCGGATGCCCGTTCAGCCATTTGAAGGAAGGAGCATAATCATGCTGTCACATTGCCTTCGCGATATGCGCACCGAGCTTGAAAAGGTCTCGTTCCGCTCCGGAGCTACCGTCGAGTTAACCGCCGCAGAGGTCCAGTCTTACATTCTCGCTCTCATCACATATGAGCGCATGGTCCGTCAGATGGAAAAGCAGCTTTCTGCGCTTCCCGCTGCGCAATCTGCGCCCTGCGACGTTCTCCCCTTTCCACCCCGCACATTCAACCGTCCGCAGCTGACCGTCATCCATGGTGACGGCGGTGATGTGGCCTGATTAAAGAGGAATGCATCATGGCCAAGGCCAAGAAAACCAAATCCAAGGCTCTCCCACGTGTCCCACAGTCGCGCGAGGATGCCGTATGGACCATCGGTCGTATCGGAACACTGCAGCGTGAAATCGCGGCACACAAGGCGGCTGCAGATGAAGTGATCCGTTCTGCCGGGGAGAAATTCGACAACGATGTTGCTGATCTGGCCGAGGAGCTTGCGCAGCATGAAGACGGTATTCGTGTCTATTGCGAAGCAAACCGGATGAAGCTCACAGATGACGGCAAGGTCAAATATCACAATTTCGGCACTGGAACGGTGAAGTGGCGTTTACGTCCTCCGAGCGTGAAGCTCAAAGGCGTTGAGTTGATTATCGAACAATGCCGCAAACTCGGCTTTCTTGCCTTTCTCAATGAGGAAACCAAGATCAACAAGGACGCCATGCTGGCTGATCCAGACAAGGCGCGGCTGGTTGCTGGTGTTTCAATCTCATCCGAAGGCGAGGATTTCGTCGTGGAGCCAGCCGAACTCGAAACCGCTCAGCCAGTGAAGTGAGGCGCAATCATGTTGGTTACAGAACGCCAGAACCGCCTTTTCAATGTCCAGGCAAACGTGGTTGCGATCTATCCCTTGCAGGGACAAGTCACCGAATACGTTCCTGATTGGCTCAAAGACTTCATCGACTATCTCAATGATCACGATCTTGATGATCCCCTCTTTGACGCACTCCCCGCATTGAAAAATCTTGTCGACCAAGAGGATTGGCCGGAGGAAAGCGATTTTCTCGACGCGCTTCAATATAGCGATCAGAAGGGGTTTCTCTTCTACGGCGAATGGGAAATGCGGACATACATTGATGCAAGCAGCTTTTATGGAGGTCCAGGCTGCCGAAGGATGCGCTGGGTTTATGCCGACGACATCGACGCTGGTTTTGCAGCCATCATCGCTGCGGCATCGGCGGATCATGAACGCCAGAAGGCCAAGGCAGGTGCGGCATGAGCAATCATCCTCAACCTGCCACTTGGACGGAAGAGCGCAAGAGCGCTGTTGCTAATCTCCTGCGCGAAGGTTTGTCGGCCGGACAGATCAGCACCCGCCTTGGCGTCAGCAGAAATGCAGTCATTGGCGTCATCCACCGCGACAAAACACTGAGCGAGATCGGGCTTGTTCGCGGTGCCGACCGCGTGAGGAAACCGAAGGCGGAATCGTCACCTTATAAATCCGGCCGTATGAAAACAGCTGCTCGGTCTCCAGCTCGCCAGTCACAGCCCGCGCCGGTCGTCGTCGTGCCAGTTATCGAGCCGGAGCCAGTGTTTATTTGCGAGGACGTTGCCGAGATCGAAACGCCGATTGATCCGCTCGGCCTGCCGTTATCGGACCTAAACCTTCGCCAATGCCGGTTCGCGGTCAACAACGCAGCCAAGGGCGAGCAGCATCTGTTTTGCGGCCATCCGGTGAAAATCGGTTCCAGCTTCTGCGATCATCATCACGGTCGCGTGTTTGTGCGTCCGTCGAAGGCAGGTGCAAAATGAAGCGTCAAATTGCCGACCTTCCCGAAGTCTTCGGTATTTGTTTGCAGCACAGCTGTTTGATTGTCACTCCCGACGGCGTCGAAATGCATTCAGTGCCGTTAACCGTCGACAGAAAGGCCTTTCTCAAAGAACTGATCGACAATCGCGAGCGCCTTCTCAACGAGAAGAAGTTCAGTTTCAGGATCAAGCGATTCATTAGAGTGAGTATTTTTCAGGTCGCTTCTTATCTGATCAATCAAATCCGAAACGTCCTCCGGCGATGGTTTGGTGGCAAGCCAGCGCTCAAGAATGCCGCGATTGATTGCCAGATAAGCAAGAGTTGTGACGAGCAAACCTCGATCGATTTCGTGCACGATGAGTTCCCCCTGACAGTTTCAGATCAGCAACTTCCATCTGAGTCGAAGAGGCGTAGCAAGGCAGGTTTAGCATGAGGACCACCGCCGCCATACACGTTGCGAAAAAGCAGCTCGGTCTGGATGATGACACCTACCGCGCCATCTGCATCCGCGTTACCGGCCAGCATTCGTCAGCAGCCATGACGGAAGGCCAGCGCCTGAAGCTCATTGATGAGTTTCGTCGTCAGGGCTTTAAGCCCGCTTCAAAGGGTTCTCGAAAGCGCCTTGAAGGCAAATTCGCCGCTAAGCTTCAGGCGCTCTGGATCGCTGGTTGGAACCTTGGTGTTATCAGGAACCGTGCAGACGAAGCGCTTATCGATTTCGTCAAGGATATGACCGATATCGACCATGTTCGATGGGTGCACTACGAAGCCGACGCCCGCATTGCGATTGAGAGCTTAAAAAAATGGATTGAACGCAAGGTTGGTCCAATCTGGTACGAAGACACGTTTATGCCAGGATGGCGTCGGCTCGACGGCGCGAAAGTTGCGGCAGCGCAATGGAGTGTGCTTTCGCAGCAAGGAAGACTGCCGGAGCCGGGTAGCTTCACCCGATACGTCCGGGCAGTTCTCAGCCTTGATGACCAGTTCGATTTTGAAGAGCTGAAGCCGCAGCACTGGCAACCGGTCATGAATGCGCTTGGCGCAGAGATCAGAAAAACGGCGCGGCCATGATTTTCACGATCCGCGCCACATCAGAAACGATATCAACTCGCCGGGAGAGGTCCAGGCGCGTGGCGCGGCTACTTCGTAAAGCCATTGTATTCGGCGTAAGCCTTGGTGTTCTTGCAGTAGGTCAACAGTTGTTCCGCAGAACCGCTTTCCAATTTCGGGCGAATGGTAAGGTAAAGTCCGGCCATAGTGCGGGAAAATTCCTCCATACGAGAAACAGGAACACTAGCTGCAACGAATTGAGCCACTGCACCTTCATCGTATTGAAGCGAGCACAAATCTTTCGCAATCATCAATGCGACCTGATCAGCGGCCTGTTCCTCAAAGCCTTTATCGGATGCCTGTGCAGAGACACAGCAAGCGCCGATCAACAATCCAGCCAGTACCAGTCTCATATCACCCCCCTGAAATTTCCTCCAATAAAGCGCGCCGTGCGCGTTTTGGCAATGGTGAGGGCATGATGATGGTTCAGCAATCCGCACCTCTGGTTAATCTGCCTTTGTTTATCGCGCCGGAATTGGCCGAGATAGAGCGGCTCCAGACAGAGCGTAACACCTTGCGTCAGCGTATCCATGCGTTCCGGCCACACTGCTACAAGCGTGTCGAGCTGGAAGCCCGCTTGCGCGTCATTACCGCGCAACAACTGGCGCTTTCCGCAGAGATCGGGAGGCAGCATTGAAGGATCATCGTCTTGTAGCAGAGCTGCTCGGTCTGCTTGGTGAGGACGGCCTCATCCGCCTTGCCGAAGAGCATGCAGGTATTCGCCTTTACGTGCCGTCGAATATTGATCGCTCGCAGCTTATCGATAGCGTCGGGATCGATATTGCAAACAAGCTCTCACGTCGCTATGGCGGTGACTATATAAGCGTGCCATTAGTGCGCGATCTTCGTGCGCGCCGCTATCGTGACGACGATGGCTTGTCGAATGCACAGATTGCCCGTAAGTTGGGCATCACTGAAAATGGTGTTGAGAAGCTGTTTCAGCGCTCGCCGGTGAAATACCGCACGAAAAAGACTGACGACCGTCAGATCGAAATGTTTCCATCCGAATAGATACCGTCGCGCCTTCCTTCTACGGCATGATTAGCAATCGCGTGCCCGCGTAAAACTGTCTTGAACCGGCCAATCACGGCCAACGGCAACAGCCAAAGAAGACAGTTTCGCGGAGGGCGTGATGTGACCGACCTTGCATCCCAGATCAATCACACGGTGCTGGCCGCGCTCGCTCCGCGCGTCGCGGTCAAAAAGATTGCACAGCAGCAATCCATCATTTCGTCATTTGGGCCTTTGTTGCCGGAACTGCTGAAGCGGTTTCAGGTTACGACCTCACCTCGCATCGTTCATTTCCTCGCACAGCTCGCCCACGAGAGCGATGGCTTTTGCGCGATGGAAGAATACGCCAGCGGTGCGGCCTATGAAGGCCGCGCCGATCTCGGCAATACACAGCCCGGTGACGGCAAACGCTTCAAGGGGCGTGGCCCGATCCAGTTGACCGGCCGCGCCAATTATCGCGCCTTCGCAACGTGGATACGGCAGTACCACTCTGATGCGCCGAACTTCGAGCTGAAGCCCGAACTGGTGGCGACGTGGCCATGGGCTGCATGGGCCGTCTTTTATTTCTGGTCCACTCGCAATCTCAACGACGTTGCCGACCGAGATGATCTTGTCGCCATCACCAAGCGCATCAACGGTGGCACGAATGGTTTGAGCGACCGCGCAGCATATCTTGCCAAGGCCAAGGACATCGTTGCGGAGATCAGCGCCGACGCTATCGCCTTCGAGCCGGGAGACACTGTGTTGCGTCGTGGCATGCGGGGTCTTTCCGTTGCCGATCTTCAACGTGGCCTTCGTGCTGCCGGTTTTTATCATCTGTCGATCGACGGGATTTTTGGACCGGGAACCGAACAAGCCGTGAAGGCATTCCAGCGCGATCATCGTCTGGTCGCCGATGGCCTGGTCGGGCCGAAGACAATGAAGAGCCTTCAGCGATTCATGCCGGAGGACGTGACATGAGCGAACCGATCAAGGAACCCGGTTACACCTCCAGCCGTCGCTATCTGTGGGGCAGTTTCTATCTCGCCTGGGCTGTCATCATCATTCTTGTTGGCGCTGCGTCTGTCGGTTCAGAGCAGGCCGTTGCGATTGCTCCGATCGTGGTGCCTTCCATGGTCGCGCTGATCGTCGGCGTTCTCGGCGTCCATCGCGGCTTCGGCTCTGTCGATTATTGGGCGCAGGCAAAGGCTCTGTTCACCGATCGCCGGGAGGACCGGCCATGATTGCAGCGCTCTCGGCGTGGTTCGGCAAGTGGACCTCCCAGATTGTTGTCGCCGCCATCATATTCCTGGCGGCGGCGACGTTGGCTTTCGGTGCTGCCCGCGCGCTCCGCGAAACGATCAACGATGCGGTTGCAACCGCCGAAAAAGCCCGTGATGCGGATTGGTCTCGACAGATCGCCGAGGCCAATGAAGCTGCCGCGAAGAACATCATCGAGCAGATGAAAGCCTCCCAGGCCGCACAGGAAAAAGCCCAGGCCGAAATCAACCGTCTCAACAACAAGGTCTTAGAACTGGAGGATGCCAATGCGGCGCTTTCTGACACTCCTGGCAGTGGCATCGATGTCGATCGCTCACGGCTGCTCAACAACCAGTTCCTCGGAGGGAAAGCCAATCCTCCGTACTGAATTCGTCAGGGGGCAAGTGCCGTCAGAGGCGCGCAAGCCATGCGATCCACCTGTCACTCTGCCTGATCGCGCCCTGTCGGCGAAAGAGCTGACACCGCTTTGGGGCAAGGATCGCGCCGCGCTCGCCGTCTGTGAACAGCGGCGCGGTGCAGCCATTGCTGCGATCGACACGGTGCCAGTTCCTGCGGAGCGGCCGAAGTGATGGAAGCGGGTAACAAGGCACATGAGCTGGCCGATCTGCGCGCCGAGCAAGAGCGGGACGCGGGAATCGCTGCCGCGTCAGCTGCTTTGATTGGAGACGGATCGGACATCTGCGTCCGCTGCGGCGAAGAGATCGAGCCGGAGCGGCTTGCAGCCCTGCCATCGGCGCGCCGGTGTGTGGACTGTCAGAGCAAACTTGAACGCGAGCAGTCCAGGGGGCGTCGTTAATGCTGGAGAATATCTCACTCGCCCAGATCGGGCAGCTCATCAACTTCTTGCTAGCGGCTGCGGCCTTCCTCGGCGTGGTCAGCGGCTACATCGGCAAGGGCGCGAAAGAGATATCGGCCAAGGTTTCGGATCATGAGCACCGACTATCGAAGGTCGAGAATGATCTGTCGCACATGCCGAACACCGAAACCGTCCATCAGCTCCAGCTCGCCATCACCGAGATCAAGGGGCAGATGGGAATTATGGCGAAGTCGTCGGAGGCGACCGAACGGACGACGCGCCGTGTTGAAGAATTTTTGATGCAGAAAGGACGTTAGGAATGACGGCGGGTTACAAGGATTTTGTCGATCAGAATGTGCGCCTCATCATCCTGAAGGCGCTCGCGATGGAGACGAATGCCAGTCTGAACGACAGCCTGCTTGAACGCGAGTTGGAGGTTTTCGGCTACAAACGCACCCGCGAATATTTGCGCAACCAGATGCGTTGGCTCGAAACAGAAGCTGGCGCTGTTCGCATCAGCGCCGCAGGCACCGCCCTTATCGCCACCTTGACCAGGACAGGCCGCGATCATGTTGAACGCCGCATCGTCCTGGAAGGTATTCAGCGACCGGGCGACGTGGAGTGATGAGCCATGACAGAAGATAGGCGCGGCCGTTCCAGGCTAGACAGTCTGGAATTGCTACCAGAAGATGCCCAGGACGATGTGGTCTGGGCAATCAGTCAGCTGAATGAACGCCGCCGCAGTCAGGCGGACATTCTTTTTGAGCTGAACGATCGTCTGGAAGTTAAGGGCATCGGACCAATATCGAAGTCGGCTTTCAACCGTAAAGCCATGCGCTTATCCCGCCGCGCCTCTCAGCTGGAGGAACGCCGTTACATCTATGCCGGCATCGCGGAGAAGCTTACGCCTGAAGAAATCAGCAAATCCGATATCGTCCTTGGCGAGTTTCTTAAAACGCTCATTGATGAACTGCTCGATGGCGATGGCCTCAATTCCAAAAACGCCATGGAACTGGCACGCGCCTATAAGGAAACCGTGGTTGCGCAACGTCATTCTGCCGAACATCGCCGCAAGGCCGAGGAAGAAGCCACAGCCAAGCTGGCGAAGGCTGTCGGTGATGCGACCGACGCCGTCGAGAAAGCAGGCCGCAAGGTGGATGGCGAAGAAATCCTGCGCATGATCCGTGAAGCGTATGGGGCATCCTGATGACACAGCCTTTGCTTTACGGCTATCAGCGCCGCTGGATCACGGATAAAAGCCGTTTCAAAATCGGCAAATTTGCCCGTCAAACAGGCAAGACGTTCACCACAACACTTGAGTGTGTTGATGACAGTTTTGAGCATGCCGTAAAGAGCCAGCGTACACGATGGGTGATATTGAGCCGTGGTGAACGGCAGGCCCGTGAAGCCATGTTGGAAGGAATATACCCTCACGCCAAGGCTTACGGCATGGCATTTGACGCCAGCGAGTTTGATTGGAAGGGTGATACCGGCAGCTACAAGGCGCTGGAAGTAACATTACCGCATGGCACCCGTATCACGGCTCTGCCTGCAAATCCCGACACAGCGCGCGGGTTCTCTGCCAACGTTTTTCTGGATGAGTTCGCCTTCCACAAAGATAGTAACGCGATCTGGAAGGCGCTCTTTCCGGTAATCTCGGCCAACTGGAAACTGCGTGTCACGTCGACACCGAATGGCAAGAGCGGGAAATTCTTCGAGCTGGACACCGCCAATGACGATACCTGGTCACGGCATGTTGTCGATATCTATCAGGCGGTCAGGGACGGCTTGCCGCGCAACATCGAGGAGCTGCGCGCCGGTATTGCCGACGAAGATGCGTGGGCGCAGGAATATGAGCTGCAGTATCTCGATGAGGCGAGCGCCTGGCTATCATACGAATTGATCTCATCGGTCGAAGACGACAATGCAGGAAGCCCGGAAGGGTATCAGGGCAACGCCTGCTATGTCGGGCGCGATATAGGCCGACGCAACGACCTTCATGTGATCTGGGTATGGGAAGAGATCGGCGATGTCCTGTGGTGTCGCGAAATCATCGAACAGAAGCGCGCCACCTTTGCCGACATGGATGCTGCCTTTGATGACGTGATGATGCGTTATCGTGTGGCGCGGGCCTGCATCGACCAGACCGGCATGGGCGAAAAAGTGGTCGAGGACGCGCAGCGCCGCTACGGTCGTCGTGTCGAGGGCGTCCTGTTTAGCACCGGCAGCAAGCTGATCATGGCGAATGGCGGCAAGGAGCGTTTCGAGGACCGGACCGTTCGCATTCCGATGGGCAATGTTCCGCTTCGCTCCGATCTGCACAAGCTGCGCAAGGTCACATCTCCGACCGGCGCGCCGCGATTTGTTGCCGAGCGAGACGACGATCACGCCGATCGGACGTGGGCTGCGTTCCTTGGCATCCATGCCGCCAGTACGCCGCATATGGAATACGGGTACGAAACACGCCGCAATGTGCCACCCGATGGCCGCAGCCGATCCGATGATCGCGAGCGTTCGATTAATCCAGAATTGAGAGGTTCGCTCTGATGGCACAGTTGGTCGATCAGTATGGCAATCCGCTAAAGCGGCAGGAAGTCACCAAACCCTACGCCGGGCCGACAACCGGCGGCGTTCGTCCCGTCATATCCGGTCATCCGGCCGAGGGGCTTAACCCACGTCGCCTTTCAGCCATTCATCGCGCAGCTGCTGAAGGTGATCCGCTCTCCTATCTGGAGCTTGCAGAGGACATCGAGGAGCGCGACCTTCATTATTTCGGGGTGATGTCCACCCGCAAGCGTTCCGTGGCGCAGCTCCCGATTACAGTGAAGCCAGCCAGTGACGCGGCCGATCACAAGAAACACGCCGAGTTCGTGCAGTCGTGGATCAATGATGATGTTCTGCGGGCATGTCTGTTCGATATGCTTGACGCAATCGGCAAGGGATTCTCCGTAATGGAGATCGATTGGCAAACCCGGCTTAGCCGGTGGGAACCGCGCGAGATTACATACCGGCCGCAGCGTTGGTTTACATTTGCCCGCGCAGACGGTGAAACGGTTGTGCTTCGTGATGATCCGGCAGAAGAACCGTTACCGGCTCACAAGTTTATCATCCACCGGCACCCGTCGAAATCGGGGCTGACGATCCGTTCCGGCATTGCCCGCGTGGCATCCTGGGCATGGATGTATAAGAGCTTCACGCTGAAGGACTGGGCGATTTTCGTCCAGAACTTCGGCATGCCGATCCGCATCGGCCGTTACGAAGGTGACGCCAAGGAAGAGGACAAGGATGTCCTGTGGCGCGCAGTGACGCAGATCGCTGGCGACATGGCCGCAATCATGCCTGACAGCATGAATATCGAGTTTCAGGAAGTGGCAGCGAAAGGCACTTCAATCGACCTTTACGAACGTCGCGCCGACTGGATGGATCGGCAAGTATCGAAAGCTGTGCTCGGTCAAACCACGACGACTGACGCTGTTTCAGGTGGCCATGCTGTCGCCCAGGAACATCGTCTCGTCCAAGAGGATATCGAGCGTTCCGATGCCATGATGATCACCGCGACCATCATTCGCCAGCTTGTTCCAAACCTGATCGCCATGAATTTCGGCCCGCAGGATCATTATCCGATTGTGCGGATCGGTCGCCCTGATGAGGTGATGCTGAAGGAATTCGCGGAAGCCTTCGACAAATTCGCCCAGCACGGGCTGACGGCCGGGGCAGCATATATCCGCGAACGCCTTGGCGTCCCGGCACCACAGGATGGCGAAGAACTGATTGGCGGGCGTCAGTCTTCCATGATGGATCGCCTGTTTAAATCGGAAGGGCGCGCGCCGGAACTCAATTCGGTTCGCAAGATGCTGAATGCTCGCGAAAAGCAATCGCCTACTGAAGACATTATCGGGAAGTTGACTGACCGGCTTCAGGATGATGCGGCCGGGGCGCTTGCGGGTCTTACCGAAGAAATCCGCACGGTTTTGATGTCAGCGGAAACAATTGCCGACGCAGCTGACCAGCTTGCCCGGATGAAGCTTTCACCGGATGAGCTTTCACAAGCCATGGCACGCGGAATGGCCTTGGCGCATCTCGCCGGACAGGCCGCTTTGATCGATGACATTGCCGGACGCAAATAAACCGCCACAGACGCGCATCAGCTTCTTTTGTGAAGCGATCCCGCAAAAAATCCGGAATGCGCGTCTATGGCCTTCAAATGGCCTTCAAATTTGATGGTTCGGGAGCTTCCACGATGACAGATACGGTATCGGCCCTCGATCTGCCCTTTGATGAAGCGATCCGCTTCTTATCCGGCAAGACCAACGTCAAGACGCGAGTCTGGACCGATGTTTATGCTGCAGCTCATTCGCGAGCCTTCATGGTTGCCGGAGCTGCCACGGATGCGCTGCTCGATGACTTCCGTCGCGAGATCCAACGAGCGCTTGAAGAAGGCACCACAATCGAGGAGTTCCGCCAGTCATTTGATGCAATCGTGGAAAAACATGGTTGGGATTATCGCGGCAAACGGAACTGGCGCACCCGCATCATCTTCGATACTAATCTGCGCACGGCCTATGCAGCCGGTCGGTATGCCAAGCTCACGGAACCCGAAACGCTCGAAGCCTTTCCGTATTGGCAATACAACCATTCCGGTTCGCTTCATCCGCGCAAGGAACATTTGTCCTGGGACGGCATGGTGTGGCGCGCCGACGATCCGTTCTGGATCACGAACTATCCGCCGAACGGCTGGCGCTGCGGTTGTTTTGTTACGCCGGTTTCCGAAGGTGGGTTGCGCCGTCAGGGCAAGGCTGGCCCTGATCCTTCACCCGATCTCGTCTTTCGCGCCGAGGAAGTCGGCGGGCGTACTGTTCGCGTTCCCCAGGGCGTCGATCCGGGCTTTGAATATAATCCCGGCATGAGCTGGCTCGATGGAGAGGCGGAATGAGCGGTGTCTCCATCAATGTCCAGATTGAGGACAAGGCAGTCCACCAAGCCTTCACCCGGCTGATTACCGTGATGGGCGATACGACGCCGATCATGAGCGCGATCGGTACCGGTTTGGTTGGCTCGACACATCGTCGGTTCGTTTCACAGAAATCACCGGATGGCATTGCCTGGAAGGCTCTGAACTCCGAATACAAGAAAACCAAGCGCAATAGCCGTATCCTGACGGAAAGCGGCCGTCTGCGCGACAGCATCAATCATCGTGCAGGTCGTGACCAG